AATAGTTCTTGAGAGAATACGTGGAGCCGCCAGACTCCATATCCACTCCAAGAACCTTGTAGAAATCGTCAGGAAGATTGAGCTCATCACCGCTAGAAAGGTCAAGGGTGAGGCTTTTTATGTAATAATCTTCATACTTTTCTACCAAAATATCATGAAGCTCCGCCATCGCCATATTAAGGTAATCGCGAAGCTCGGCATCCGTTACAAAGGTAGAATTCTCCATGTCTGCCATTCGGCGGACACGGTTGCGCAGTTCTGATTCAAGATAAGTGGCCACGTTACCCCCTCGATCGAGGGGGGCCGAAGCCCCCCTCTATCAATCCATTGAACCAGAAGAATGGATATCAAAAAACTCACCAAGTGCATTACCCAGTGCGTCAGAGTCACCGCTTTGAAAGGCAGACATCACCTTTTTTGAAGCCTCACTCTTGCCGACGTTTTTCGTATCCGGTTCTTCGGATTCGCCGTATTTCTGCTTGGCCTTTTCCAAGACCATTAGCGCCAAGTTGCCCTTAGCCATATTACGTCACACTGCTGTTTTTTAGAAATGCAACAAACTGAATCTCTTGGTCGTTGTCACTATCACCAGTAACAGCGTCGTCAGAGTGATCATTACAGACAAATGAAAGTGTTTTTGCACTACTTACATCGTGCGCTGTGCATTCGATGTAACGCTCCGGGCCACCAGTGCCAACAACATGAGCATCGCAGTACAAAAGATCACTGTATTTATCATCAAGTGTAATCGTAAAAACACCTGAGCTAATATTAGAGCATGTGAAGCCAGTGCCTTCAGATACTCCCGTCATTGTTCCGTCAGTAAACGCAATGCGCCCACCGAGAATAACAACTTCACGCTCAAGTGCCTTTACAGGCTTAAAATCACGATTTGCCATAACTTATTCTCCTTTCTGAGCCTAAATTATGCCAATGCGATTCGGCAATTGTACCCAGGAGCCGTACAGGCTACGTTTCCATAGAATCCGACCCGAACTTCGTACGCATCTGCGTTGTAAACCCGAAGCATCTGCCCTGCGTCATCAGCATTGAGAATTTGTGGAGCTGCACCTAGAGAGTTAAGGCTCCAAGTATCAAGCTGAAGCATCCATGCCACGTTTGGCTGGCAGTTGTGGTCAGGAATAACCTTCATTCGACCACGAGGGCCGTTAACCACAAGAGCGTCAAAGCCAACGTCAGCATCACTTGATGCTACTTTGTCATACTGAACCTTGGACCCAAGAGCCTTTTCAAGGTTTGCATAAGACGCAAAATCCATAAAAACATGGTCAGGAGCGCCGCCTTCTCGCGCAATTTCTGAAGCACCCCCGATAAGGGCCTCCTCAATCGGCAAAGAAGACCCGTCAAAGCGCACTCCGCCGAGACGCGTGGTGTCCGCTGTGCGGTCAACGTTAAAAAACGCTGTCGCGGAAGGAGCTGAAGAAGGAACCCATGCTTCAAGACCCTTCATTTTGGCGTCTTTGTCACCGTACTGGACCAAATGGTCACCAACGGCAATATCTGCATGAGTAGTTGCGCTAAAAGTAATAAAGGGCTGTGTTCCGCCTCGGCTTACTTTTGAAATAGTTGCAGTGGTACTGCCTCGGGCACTACCGCTAGGAGCGCCGCCTGAGTTTGCATAAAACTCAATTTTCATTCCAACTTCAAAGTTAGTAATGTCAGCCGCGTTAGCTAGGTAGATTGTAGTCAAAGAACCATCAGGATCACCACCAGACGCATCATCGCCAGCAACTGTTCCAATAGAACCAGTACCATCGCGGTACATTGCTACTGCAAGAGACCGTTTAAGGCTGTGAATTGCCCCGTCAATCTCCATGGTCGCGTACCGAACAAACGCATCAGTGTTTGACGCACTAGCCCGAATCGCTTCATGTGAAATTTGAGCGAAGGAATAATCCTTAGAACGCGTTAGCAAGAACTGACGAATTTCTGAAGTAGAAGCATTGCCCTGCCCAGAAGAAAAGTCAGCACTACGTCGCTGAGGCCCAGTTACAATGATTGGAATTGGAAGGTTTTCACCACCAAATTTTTCATATTTGGGCATTAGCGCAAGCAAGGGATTGTTTTTGTAACTCATCTCCTTGATCCGCTGCGGTTTGTAATGCTCTTTAAGGGCACCGTCGATATTATATACCGTAGGCGTAGTTGAAGCCCCTGAACCTAAAGTCAAAGCTGCCATCGTAAGTTACCTCTTCACGAAGCCGAATTTTCCAGCATTCGTGCAATACGCTCCAAAGACTCGTCACGAGAAAGCAGACCAGTGCTCTTCTCGGTTTGCCCCGAAGCTAGTTCGTTAGTCAAAGTTTTAGGCCGTTCTTTAGCCCTTTTGGGCTTTTCCTCTGCAACTTCGGCCAAGCCTTCCTGCGACGGCTCTTGGGCGCTCATTGCGCCTCGAAACTTCTCTTGCAACTTACTGCTACCAAAGTAGCCCGACAGCGACTCCATTAAGCTTTCTTCAACCAGGTCAGCGGCTTGCTGGGCAGTAATTTCTTTGCCCTGCTTATTAAAAAAGTCCCTCATTAACTCTGGGACCATCCACTGCATATTACCTGCTCGAATTAACTCATATTTGTCTTCATTTTCGACGAAATTATTTACCTGGTCAACAAAATCTTTCCATTCCGCCTGTTCTTTTTGTTCATTAGCAGTTTTCTTTTCACCCTCAAGGCGCTCAAGGAGTTCTGCTATTTGCTTTTCCTGAGACTCAAGTCTTTGATTTAGCTGGGTTTCAATAGGAAGTTCACCATTAAGGTCTTGGTGCAATAAATCCTTTATATCTACACCGGCTTTTTTCAGAAAAGCCACCGGGTCTTTTTTAGCCAAGCCTCCGCGAGACTCGAAATCAGCAATTCGGGCCTCTAATTCTTCAATTCGTGAGTCTTTATTTTTTACAGACTCTTGCTGTTGCCGAAATGCAGACTCTTTTCGAGCTAGCGCGGCAAATTGAGCTGAAAAATCCGGTGGTGGATCAGCAGCTGGAGCTTCTTGTTCTGGTGCCTCTGCGGTGGCTTCTTCTACTGCGGCGTCTACTGCAACTTCTTCACTCATAATATCTCCTACATTGGGGCAAGGGCTTGTTCACCCTCTGCCATCATTGCCTCTGCTTCTAGTGTTTGGTCATCAAGTCCTGCGGGCGTTGCTCCGCTTGGCATAGGAAGCTCATCTGCTCCCATCTGCGGGCCTTGCTCTGCTTGTAATTGTTGCTGCTGAGCAGCCATTTGCGCTTCTTGGGCTTCAATCTGCATTTGAGTAAGCAAGTTTACGCAATCTTCAATGTAACGGCGAAGCAAATCCAGCCGTTCTTCCGGTACGCCGTTAATCTTTGCTCTTAAATAAGCTGACTGAATAACTCGAATACTTAGCTCAAGGTCGCTAAATGGTTCCGGCGGAATGTAGACACCCTTCTCAAGCATTTGCTCTAGAAGCATATCGATATCATCTCGTGCAGCCGTAGCGATATTGTTCACAGATTCAAGGTCAGGATAGTCCAGCAAACCTCGAGCTTCCTGCTGAGACAACATCCCAGATTGTAACATCTCGATAACCTTCTGCAATTTTGCAGCAGGAGTAGTTGGGAGAAGACTAGTTGGGTAAATCTTCATGGCATACTGATCCTCGTCGAGGTCAATATCCTTCCATTTAATCTTCTCGATGTTTTTATCGCCCTGGCTGATAACCTCGTAAGAGTCACCTCGAAGGTGAACCTCTCGGGCAATATCAATCATTTGACGTGCTGCATCAAGAAACGCCTTTTCGTACTGCTGGGCAGTAAGCATAAAGCGCTCAGTCTCAATGTCTTGGAATTCTCGAAGAGCTACGCCTGACTCAAGGCCAGCAGGTTTCTTGGATTGCGCAGCGAGCTGGCTAACACCAGTAATCTCGTAAGCTCTATTAAATAACCGGTCTAGGTGAGAAAATATTTCCCCTGAAACCGTTTTAGGCACAAAAAACTGAGGAGGAGAGCCTCGGTACTCGATAACTCCCCATGTCTCGTTGTTTAAATGCGCCTTTGAAATCTTTGAACCAGCTTCAACAAAAACCTTTGGCTTTGCCAGGTGCATTTGCTCTTGGATGTTGTAAAGCAGCTTATTAATTTCAAGCTGCACGCCAGTTAGTTGTTCTGCAAGGCCTTGCCCGTAGAAGCCGAGAAGACGCTCGGTCCACCGGATAAACAC